GATTTGCGATAACGCTTGTATTGTTTAATTACTTTATTCAGTTCCTTTTGATTTAGTTTTGCGTTCAAAAAAGGAGTCTGAGGATCTACCTCTGGTGATTCTACCACCTCTTGTGCTTCAATGTCAATAGTTTCTTCTGTCATAAAATTAAATAAAATAAAAATCGTCTTCTAATGCTATGCAAATTCGTTTTACTTCTGCTACATAATCTCCAGTTTCATTAAGTTGAACTGCAATTCGAAATGCTTCATCAGCTTTCTCAAACTTTTCAATCTTATCAAACTTAGAAGTGTAACTAGGTTTACCACTTTCTTTCCAACCCGCAAAGTTATATTGCGTTGCTGGTTTACCTGGAAGATGGTAGCGAACTACCCAGTTCTTTGGTGGATTGGTTAGTGCCATTTTAGATTAGTGCAATGTTTAATGTTACTTTAATTGTATCTCCACTGTTAGCAACAGTATAAGGAGCACCCGAAAATCTTTCAGCAAAAATTAAATCTTGACTAGTTGCCGACACAACATAATAACCATAGACAGTGCCAGCAGCGCCAGTAAAAGTCCAAGTTTGTTGTGGATATACAGCATCGCCACCAGCAATGGTCCAACTTGATCCTGTTAATGTTATAGATGAATAACCATTACCAGAAACTTCAGTATACAAACTGGCAGTATCGTCAACAGAAGGGCTGAGATTGTTGCTGTATAGTTTTAAAATTAGAGTCTCGGTAGATGTATCTTTACCAACCAAATACTCTAATGCTTTTTGTTTACCAACATCAGTAATTACAATTGCCATTTTACTTCCTCTTTTTAGATTCTTTTGTTTGGTTCCCCCATAGTTTAGGGTTCACTCTACCTTCAGTTTGCTTGAAACTTTTTAATCCTTCACGATATTTATCCCAATAATAATCAAAGATGTCTGTTTTTTTATTAGCGATTACAATATCATAACAAGATTCATTTTCATTTGGTTGGTAATTTACAATATAAGCACTGTAAGGTAACGTTCTATCTTCAGCTAACGATGGGTCACAGTTCTGATGAAGAACTTTAATCATGAACGATTCCCCCATTGAATCTGAGGAAAGGTTTCCTCAATCAAAGCACGAGAAATGCGAGTGTACTTCTTCTGAAGTTTTTTATCCTTAACAAGAATAAGAACTTCTGCTTCATCTGGATGCAAGTTCTCAATCATTCCAAGAAAAATTTGTTCTCTTTTAGATTGTTTTACATTGTCTGCACCACCCTTAACAAAATAAAAAAGTTTCTTTCCTTCGTTTTCCAGAAGAATATGATCGGTTCCTTCAGGTGCTGGGTTAGGAGTGTAAGGAACATCACCCTCAGGTAATATAGAAACGACTGTTTCATCAAAGTTCCAAATAAACAGACTGCGTAAAGTCTGACTGTTATACTTGAGAAGCAATTCAGTTTTCTCTGCTTTGGTTTTAGCGTTGTTGACCTTGCGAAGAACTTCCGAAATCAAAGGTCTATAAGTATCAGTTGCCATATCAATTCACTATAAAATGTGGTTGTGTGTTACGAAATACGAATTCTTCCATCAACTTTGTTAGTTGATGTTGCTGAAAATATTCCAGCGGAACTTTCTTTTCAGAATTATTTAGTGCTTTGTAGTAGTTTACAATCTCCACCGCAAGAGTTTCAGGTATACATTCTAAGTCAATGAGCTTACGATTACGCTCATAATTTTCTCTTGCTTGTTGGTTCAGACAGAATACAGACGGGTCTTGGTTGACCCACTTTTCTAAGTTTTTCTTACTTATAGGTTTCTGTCTCTTACCTACCACAAATGTATCAGCATCAGATAAGAAGTTAGGTATGCCATCTGACTTATCTCCTTTAATGATATGTTCTCTGGCATATGCTTTGGGGTCATCATGTTTGATCTCTTTCTTGAGAATAGGATTGTATTGCTTTACAAAAGGATACTTCTGTAGTTGAATAAAATCTTTGTCACCTGAAAGAATCAATACTTCCTCGGCGTCTTTATCTTCTTTTTGAAGTTTGATGTTGCGATAGGCTTGATAGGTAGTGAGAGTGCTGATGACATCATCTGCCTCAGCTCCATAAACTTCGACCACTTTGTAGGGGAAGAAGGTTTTAATCTCGTCGCGTATCTTATTCAAGACCTCAAAGATAGCATTCCAATCTAGATCAGATGCTTCTCGGTCTTTCTTTCTATTCTGTTTGTAATAAGGAAATGCTTCCTTTCGCCAGTAGTGCTTACTGTCATATGCAAGAACAACCTCACCATACTTAGGAGAGTATTGTTTTTCAAATGCACGAAGGGCAGTAAGCACCATATGACGAACAAGATTTTCATTAAGAGCATCGCCCTTCAGTTGCATCATCAGATTACTAATCATAATCTGATTCATATCAATTAGAATCATTTAATCCTCGTCGTCGTACTCCTCAAAATCGTCTGAATTCTCAAAGCGAACTGCTACAATCTCGTCGGGAATCAGTTGACCGTTCTCATCAAACATTTCAGGATGCATTGGTTGAATCCTATTCTTGTTTAGAAATGCATAGATGATATCGTTTCCGAACCATCCAATCATTAGACCGATCATGAAAGATCCTACGATACCTATTCCAGAAAAGAACAGGATGTATGGTGTTGCTGACTCCATCTTACTACTCCCTTGTTGGTTTGTCAACCTCCCAAGAGAACTCCAGATTAAAATGGAATGTTCGGCGTAGGAGGCTGAATGTTTTATTCAATATTAATCCATGTCTAGGTTTGACTTTATCAACCCTCCTACGCAACATGAATTCTATACCTTTATTTATTTGCAGTTGCTGCTGGTTTCTTTTTGTTTTTACTGCCTGGTTTTCTACCTCTTCGTTTTGACTGTTCATATTTTTCAGCATCCTCTATAATCTGGGATAGATAATCTCTGATCTTACGAGCCCGAGGTTTACCTAACCAACTGTAAGCTTCTCGTACAAGTGCTGCTTCATTACCACCATCTAGATACAAATTTATTTCTTGTATTTGATCTTGAATAGCTGTTGACAATCCAGACTGAATGAATAGTTTTACATCATCTCTTTTAAATTTTTCTCCATTTAAATACTGATAAAAATTTAAATTATATTTTTCTTGATAGAAGGCACTATCAATTGCGATATTCACGATAGTATAGATGTCTTCAGATGAAGCCATTTTTAACTCCTGTTAGAACTTACCAATCCTTTTTCGACAAATAACTTTGCCACATCAACCAATCCACCAATCCTCTCTCCATCTATAGTAACATATGGAAATGACATAACACCTGGAAACATCAATTGAAAACTTTCTGCAGTTATATCTTTCCTAAGTATAACTTCTTTGTACTCAACAGATGCTCGTTCAAACAACTCTTTTAATGTAGAGCATGAAGAACATCCTGGGAGAGTGTAAGCTATGATATCCATTAAATACCTCTCTTCAATACTGTAATTTTTGGATACTCAGATTCTAACGCATCCGACATAAATTTGCAAGCTACATCAGGAGCTGTGTGATCTCCACATGTAAAAATATCCAGAGCGGCATAACCTTTCTCAGGCCATGTATGAATACTAATGTGACTTTCTGATAGCAGGCAAACAGCAGTGATTCCCTGGGGCGTAAACTCATACTTGACTTCTTCAATCAGTGTAGCGTTCGCATGTTCTACTGCTTGCCTAAGGGAAGTGCTAATGAATTCTGAATTGTTTAAAAGGTCTGCATTACAACCACATAATTCTGCAATGTGATGCACCCCAAGCACTTCTTGTATCATCAATATATCTCCAAGTAACGTTGTGTATTTATTCCATTAAAAAAGGAGGGTTGCCCCTCCCAGTGTATCAAATTTTACTCAGAGTGTCAACCAATAGCAGGTGCAGTAAGAGCAACAGGAGTTGCAGATGCAGCAGCAAGGTCGAGAGGGAAGTTATGAGCGTTGCGCTCATGCATTACTTCGAAACCAAGGTTAGCACGGTTGAGAATGTCAGCCCA